CCATTAAGAAAATTAGGTATTGACTGTGATACCACACCACCCATTAGTAAGTCCTTCTAGTTGTTCTGTTAATTATTGAAAACGTATTTGAATCACCATTAAGAATGTTAATATCTGACTCTTGAGAATCTGCTTGATGAAATGACATTAATGCTTCATTCTCATCTTGACCAATTAATTTTGTAATTTGTGAGTCACCTATAAATCTTGACGCAAATCTTCTTGATGCTTTCATTGTTATATATCGTCTTGCGTATTCTGGAAGATGTTCAAATTGTTGAACTAAGACTAAGTCAACTGAACTAGGTGCACTTGTAAATACATCAGTATGTTTTTCCATGTCATATAAAAAACCATTTCTAATTGTATAATTGTAATTTCTGTATTGTTGGTTTGCATCTGCTTTTACACAGTTTGCAGGTAAAGGAACTTTGTTATCACTATCTAAAGATAATGATTTATAATTTGTGTGTGTGTTAAAATTCCAACCTTGAGATTGGATTGACATAGATGTTTCGTCAAGGATATTTTTAGCGACAGATACATCTACAGTAGTTGTCCCTGTAATTGAGTTTACTGGAGCTTCTCCAATAGTGCTCAACATAGTGTTTACTGCTTGTAACTCAGTAGTTGGTATAATTTGTGTTGTCATTTTATCCTTTTAAATTAAAAATAGAAAAGGGGGATTTGACTCCCCCTAATCTAAGTATAAGTAAAGAAACGATTACGCTTCTTTAATGCCTACAGCCGCTTCTGGTCTTAATACACCATGACCCATAGCATATTTAGCAACCATTAACGTACCTTGTCTTCTTATATCATACTCTTTCTCTACAGCTAAGTCCATTAGCTTAACAGTACCAACCGCACTTGGGTGTGATACTAGAGCAACGTAGTTAGTTAAGTTTACAGCTTGAGGGTTTGAACCACCTGCTGTAGCTGAACCTTGGTCTACGCCTGAGTTTACATTAGAAGCTACAAAGTGTGCAACAGGTACTAATTCAATACCTGCAATTTTAAGCACTTTACCTTCAGCGATTGAACCGTTACCACTGAAATCAACATTCACTGCGTTTGTAGCGTTTGCTAATTTGTAGTATTCTTCCAATCTCATAAAGCATTTTCTGCCTTCTGAAGGAACGTAGTTTGCATCTAATTGTTTTGCCGCACCAAATAGTGCATCAATCATTGCGTTAGCCGCAGTAGCGTCTGTTGCTGAAGCGATACCAGTATTAGTGATAGTTGCTCCTGCTCCATATCCACTGTCAGATACGTTAGCTGATGCTAATGATGCTTGACCAATAGTTTGTAAAATGTGCTTGTCTTTAGTAAAAGCTAATGCTCTTCCTATTTCTTGTGAGTAAGCACTTCTTACGTCCCAATGGTTTTTTGCTTCCTCAATATTTGATAAAAATACTGAAGATGTTAAAAGGTCATTAATTGTAATAACCTTTTCGTTGTGATTTACGTCAGAACCGTTGATTTCTGCTCCTGCTGTGTGGTAAGCCGCCGCTACTCTACCCATTACTGGGAAAGTTGCTGATTTACCAGATGCGATACTTCTTACCATATCTGCACCTGCTGTTTTTGAAGCTCTATCAAATGAAGTAATTACTTCACCTGCGAATACTTTTAAAAACAATGCGTCTTCTGAACCACCTGCATTTGCTCTTCCAACTGATACTGGATTTGCGTTTGCCATATTTGTCTCCTTTGTGATTTATGACTTAGTTTATAAAAGCCTCTTCAATTCAGTTATTTAGTCAAGATTGTCTACCGCAGTAGGTCAAGTTATTTGGCTAATTAAAGTTGGCAGTTGCCACGCATAAGCGTTGCACAACTATATTAACAATCCCACTTACGTAAAGCTAATGCTTTTCTAGTAGGTTTGCCGTTTTTAGACATAGCTCCTTTTACACCACCCATACGAGCACAAAACGATTTACGTCTTGAACTTGTTTTACTTTTGGTAGGTGCTTTTAAGTTATGTCCTTTGCTCTTAAAGTGAGCTCTCCCTGCGGCGTTTAAGCCGCCTGAAGGACTTTGGTATTTTTTAGCAACCATTATGCTTTCGCAGTTTTGGCGGCTCTCTTAAATTGTTTAGCAGTAGGTCTACCTTTAGCTCCTGCTTTTCGCATTTTTTCACCTGAACCTGCTTTAATTCTAGCACGTTTTTTATGAATGTTTGCGTATAGTCCGTTCTTTGCCATATTATTTTTTCTTTTTACTACTCATTATTTTTGATTTTAAAGCGGCAGGTAGTCTTTTCTGTCCACCTTTTAACGCTTTACTTGGTCTTCCTTTTTTAGAACCATAAGTTCCTTTTCCCATTGGCATATTTATTTCTCCTTTTTGGTTTTATCTACTAGGGGTACTTTTGATTTTTCAATAATGTCATCTATTTGTTTAAGACAACATTTTGCATGAGTTCTTTTATCAAATCTATCTTTCAATATATCCATAAATTTATCATGGTCAGCAACACCCACAGGGTTTTGTAAAAATGTATCTATTGTTGCAGTATGTTCAGCTTCATCAGCTTCATACCTTTTCTTTAACGCATGTAACCAAGCAATCATATTATAACTCCGAGTTAGATATTTTGTTTTTAACCATTGCTTGATAAGCAGGGTCTTTAGCATATCTAGGGTCAGACATAGCTTGTGTAACTTCAGCCCAAGATGCGTAACCTTGTTCAGGAGTAGGCGTAGCTCTGCCTTGTGTTAAAGAAGGTTCTGAACCATTTGCTGATTCATACTTAGCTTTAAGACCATCAACTGCTAATTTAACAGTGTCCATATCTTTACTGTTTACTGCTGTGTTATATGCTTTTTTCTCACCATCAGACATATTACTTGCCGCCCATTCAGCCATTTCTGTGTAGGCTTCATCACCACCTACCATATTTTTAACGGTTGAAGTTTGTTGGTCACCAATAGCTTTTTGTCCTGCAATAAATTGGTCAACATATTCTTTTGGAATACCTGACTTTTCTAATGCGTCATAAGATTTATCATCTAGTTTACCATTTTGTGCATACTCATCAGCTAAACTATCCATGTTTAAACCTGCATTTTCAACAGCTTTTTCAGCTATATCTAATTCACCTTTTTGTTCTTCTTTAGGTTCTTCTTCTTTTAAAGTTGCTTGATTAACTGGGTCAACTTCTTCTGTTTTTGGAGATTGTTCACCAAGTTTTTTTTCAAGTTCCGAATAACTTTTTGCCAAATCTTCAACTGACTTAAATTTTTCTGGTAAACCTTGAACACTTTGTGTAGACTGTTTCTCCTCTACTGGCTTTTCGCTAGTAGTTTCTGGTTGTTTTATTTCTACTGTTTCTACCATTTTTTATTCCTCTATTGTGGTTGTGGTTTAGTTGCATTATTAGCAACAGGTGCTACAGCTTTCTCAGCCATTTGCATCATTTGCTCATTTTGCATTTGCTCTTCTTGAGCTTCCTGTTCTTGTGCCATTTGTTCTTGTGACTTTATTAAACCTTCAGTTTCAATTCCTAAACCAGTAGCAATACGCTTAATTAAATCGTCTGGGTTTAATGACTGCACAACAGCAGGATTTATTTGAGCTAAGTTACCTATCTCAGCTACAAATTCTCTTAATTTTTGTAAATCATTTCCTCTACCTAATGCTTCAATACCAGTAATAATTGTAGGTCTTACTGATTTTTCAGGTAATGATGGTATTTCATTTGCTTGTTCCATTCTTTTCATAAGAATAGTTACTAATGGTAATTGAAATTCTTGTGATAATAAAGAATATATACCACCCATTGCTGTTTCTAATTGTTCAGCCATGTATCTAATTTCTTGAGCAGTCACACGTTCAGCATTTCTTTGTATTGCTGTATGTAATAAGAAAGCAAATGATAATCTTTCTTCTAATTTTTGTATACTTCTTTCTACAACTTGTAAATCATATTGTTTTTCTGCTTGTAGTACAGACACATCATCTCTGCTTCCTGTAATAATGTCACCATTTCTACTTAATGATAAATCTTTTTTTCTAGTCACTGCATTTGGTCTTACCATAAATACTACTTTACTTGAAGCCGCCGCAGATTCTACTAATGCTTGAGACAATCCTTCTAATGATTTTAAATCTCCTAAAAATTCTTCTACATATCCTCTACCATAGTCTTCATTATCAACTCTAACCATTCTTAGAGCTTGGTAAGGCATACGTTCTTTATTAAATGTTCCAACAGATTCAGGCATTTTAATACCATTAACTTCTTGACAAACATAAAATTTCTTATCGTCTAATTTATATATGTGAGTATATAATTCTATCTCTTCATCTTTTTTATATTCAGGGTCAGCTATAACTTGTGCCGCTATTTCTTTACCTAAAGCTAATATACTTAATTTTTCTTGTATAATTATTTCACAAACATTACCTGAACTATCTCTTTGACAAACATATTGATGTAAAGGAAATACTCTCATGCTTCCTTTTTTAGGTAAATAAGTTAGTACATTACCAGACACTATCAAATGTTTTAATGCTTCAAATACAGATACTCTTAAAGCAAGTTGTTCAATTTTATTTGATACTTCTTTTTCTATAACAGCTAAAGATTTTTCTACATCAGATTTTATTTCTTTGTTTTCATCTAATTCTTGTTTAGCTTTTCCTGCTATTGATAATCTAAAGAAGGGAGAGTTTGGTGGAAGTAATAGTAATAAAAGTTTAGAAGCTAAATTGTTTACACCCCTAGCTCCTACAGATTGGAAAGGGTTATACAAATCAGAAGATGCTGTAAAACCATCTGGTTGTATTAGAGAGGGAATAGTGACTTCAGAACATTCTTCTGCTCTATCTAAGAAATGTTCTCTGTCTTGTTTTAATTTTGAATAACGCTGTTTTGCTGTATCTTTTGTAAAATTGTTATCCATGTATTCCATTTATTAAGCTATATTTAAAGTATTACTAGATGTCGCTGTATTAACTCCACTAGAAGTTTGTAATGCAGATGTACCTGACTTTTTCTTAGCTTTCTTTTTAAGTTTTCCATCTTGCTCGTCTGCTGTAACCAATGTTGGAGCTAAGTCATCACCAATAGGTGACATATTAACTGGTGGTGGAGCAGGTTTTACTTCAGGAACTTTAGGTTTTGATAAACACATAATTATTTCTCTGTCCTCTCTTTTAAAGTATTGATAAAATTTACAACGTCACGCTGACCTGCTTTAAAATAAATAGTTTTAGTATCATCTTTTAAATCAGGAGATTTTTCAGGATAAACTTCATTAAGTAGTTTAACTAAATCATCTACGTTATTTGGTAATGTTAAATCGTCCATTGTATTCGTCTAAAAAGGGAACTTTACTCCCACAAGCTCCCTGTTACTGTACCTTTGTTATATTCTGTAGCTCTATTTTCAAAGAAATTAGCATGTTCTACACCATTTAACACCCAATCTAACCAACCTAAAGGGTTTTGTTTAACACCAAAATTAGGTTTTAATGATAGTTGTAACAGTCTTCTGTCAGCAATATATCTAATATATTGTTTAACTTCTTCTGCTTTCAATCCTCTAATACCGCCCATACTAAATGCTAAATCAATGAATCTATCTTCTAATGCAACCATATCTCTAGCTGTTTGATAAATACTTGCTTTAAATTTTTCTGTCCAAATATTAGGATTTTCTTTTATTAATTGATGAAACAATTTAATCATACCATCTACGTGATGAGTCTCATCTCTAATAGACCATGTAACTATTTGACACATGCCCTTCATTCTTCCGTATCTTTGAAAGTTTAGTAGCATAACAAATGATGCAAACAACTGTAAGCCTTCACCAAATGCAGAAAAACAAGCTATCTCTTTAGCTAATCCTTCTAGTCCTTTGCCTTTACTAGCAAATAAATACTCATGTTTATCAGCCATTTCTTTATATTCTTGAAATGCTTTGTATTCTTTATCTGGTAATCCGATTGTATCATTAAGTAATGAATAACTATGTGCGTGATTAGCTTCACTTGTAGCAAAAGAAGACAACATCATTCTAACTTCAGGTGATTTAAACTTAGGTATATACTTATCTAAGTATGCTTGAGCTATATCTACGTCACCTTGAGTAAAGAATTTAAGAATTTGTGATATAAGATTTTTTTCTTCTGCACTTAATCTTTCATTCCAGTCTCTTACATCTTCATGTAAAGGTACTTCACTAGGTAGCCAGTGCATTTTTTGTTGCATGTCGTAAGATTCAAAAGCCCATTCGTAATCAAATGGTTTGTAATGTACTCTTTCTTTAAATAAACTCATAGTTTGTTTTTTAACTCCTCTAAATATGTTTGTTCTTCTGAGTGACAACACTCATTGTTGTTTTCTTTTTCTTTAGTATGTGTCTTACACTTCTTCTTTTTAAAAATAGAATCATAATTTTTTCTATATGCGTCAGTAGGAAGATGCACACCATCTCTAATTTTATAATCTTTAAAGCCCATAAATCAATTCTATTCCTTCTATTATAATTATTATTAATAATTCTATTGCTAAGA